GCTCTGTTTCTGATGTATCTTCGTTTTGGATAAAGTTCCAAAATTTCTTCATTTGGTTTTCTCCTCCTTTTTTGGATTTGCAAATGCTCCTGCATCAGCGAGTTTTGTAAAGCTGCCATTTACGAGATACAGGTTTCCACCCTCTTCGTCTGAAAGCATATTCATATCTTCAAGTTCTCGGATGTCATTTGCCGACATCCAGCCGTTTTGTCTTGCAGTAGCATAGCCCTGCATTCTGGAAGCATAATCACCACGCAGCAGTCCATCCACATTGAATTTCACAAAATACTGCCCTTTTTCAGAATCAGAAAGAAGTGCTTTCTGCAAAGACTGCTCCCATCGAACGATCCATGGATCAAGGCTGTATTTGACGAAGTCTAATGACAGATGTTCTACATTACTGAATGTTGCGTGGTCAAGGTCACCGATCATATGGAGCGGCACTCTGTACATTCTTGCAATTTCCTCAATCTGAAACTTTCTGGTTTCCAGAAACTGTGCTTCATTATTCGGAATTGCAATGGGTGTGAACTTCATGCCCTCTTCGAGGACTGCGACCTTGTGGGCATTTCTGCCACCGTAAGCCCTCTGCCAGGCATCACGCACACGTTCCGGATTTTTAATCACTCCGGGGTGTTCCAGTACACCTGACGGGCTTGCACCGTTTCCGAAAAACGATGCTCCATATTCCTCACAGGCAATAGAAATGCCGATTGCATTTTTCGCAAGTGCAATCGGCGAATATCCAACCAGTCCGTCAAATCC